CTCCTTTGTAAACACCATTGTCTATGAATGATGCAATACCAAGTAACTCTGTACCAGATGCTCTGATAACTACTCTGTCTCCAATACCAGATGCAGCAGGATCTGCATACATTAGTTTTAGAGTCTTATCATCAGCAGTTAAGAAGTCACTATTACCTGCAGCAGTTTGAACGCTGAAGTAATCACTTCTTACTTGTACTCTACCATAAGTCGCATTACCATTAGCATGTTGTAATATTGTATTGCCTCTGTTATTGAAGGCATCAGTATCTTGATGGTAAATTTTAAAGTCTGTATTATCACCAATTCTTACCTCAACATTATCAGGTATATCTGTGTGACTATTAAGACCAACAGGAGAGTTGATTGTTAATGAACCATTTCCTATTGTTTGACCAACTGTAAAGTTAGTAACAATACCAGTATTAATCTTAGCATCAACAGCATCGAGTGCAGAAGCATCAATCGTTGTGATTGTTGCTGCAGTACCAACGATGTCTGTAATGATACCAGATGTTATCTTAACAGTTTTAAGATCAGCAGTCTCTGTATCAAAAGTTGTGATAGTAGCAACACCTGCTACATTTAATTGATCTAATTCTGTATGTCCATCTACATCTAAGTCACCGTTCACATCTAGAGTAACAACAGTCGAAACTCCAGTAACATTGATATTTTCAAATCTAGCAGTGTCTAGAACATCTAATCTGTCTCTAGGTGTAGCAGTTGCAATACCAACTTTTTGATTGGCATCAAGACGCATACCTTCAACATTATCAGTGTTAAATCTGATAGTGCCATCAGCACCAGAATCATCAAGAGCAATAGAAGTATCATTCTTTTGGAACGCATCTAACTGAATAACTGTAGCAGTTAAGATACCTAAGATGTTTACATCACCAGTAATGTTAATATCTCCAGAACCAGCTGGATCAATGTTAATATCTCCCGAAGTAGATTCTATATTATTTCCTGCTATCTGGATGTTACCAAATGTACCACTGTTAGGTGTAATCTGACTGCTATTTGAACCATCAGTAATCGTTAGATTAGATAGTGCCTGTAGACTTGTTACTTGCTGTGAGAATGATACTGTACCATTTTCTTGATCAACAAAGAATGCTTCGCCAACTCTGAAATCTCCTTTCTGGTCAATACTTACATAAGATACATCACCGTTGTTTGACTCAGTAACTTCGTTTGCTTGTATTGCTAAGTTAGGATCATTACTAATGTCTCCACCTGCACCAACCATATTAAAGTTAATTGCAAATAGACGCAATGTGACACCATCACCATCAGCGATAATACCTTTCTGACCATACTCAACTGCACAACTAACAGAACGCATGTCAGCACCAAACTGACTGTAATCTGCTAGAATTACTTTAGTAGCAGTTCCAATTCCACCACCTGCTTGTGTGATACGAACATCCTGATTACGAATTACATCGTCACTAGTAGTCTTGATACCACTAGTACCATCAAAGTGTAGAAGTAGTTTTGTATCTTTATCTCCTGTTGGAGCAGAAGTAGGAGCAGTGAAGTTTGATGTATACTTAGCAACATCTTTTTCAATTCTTACCTCATCAATCCAACCTGTTACATTATTGCTTGCACCGTCAAAGTCTGCACCAAATACAATGCCCTTAGATGAACCATAATCGGTAGTATCAGAAAACTTAATACCTCTTTGTGTACCATCAACGAATAATCTTGTGTCTGTACCCTCTCTTGCTATTGCATAATGCTTCCAGACTCCAGTAGCAATACCTGCACCAGATCCAGTAATAGCAGTAGTTGTACCAACTCTTAGATCAACTTCACCTGCAGCACGGAATGCAAGACTTAGACCTTCAGCATCAGTGCCATTATCTCTTAAGTCAAATAGAGTTGCACTAGAAAGACCAGTTGTATTAGCATATGCCCAGAATTCAATTGTGAAGTCTGTGTTTGTACCAAATCCAAGATCACCACTAGAAGGAACACTGATAGAATCGTTACTACCATCTAACTTAAGTGATGAAGTACCAAACTTCTTAACAGTAGTATCTAACTGAGCATCATCATTAAATGTTACTGATTTAGCAGTCCTAGCATTAAGAACTTCAAATCCAAGTTGCTTACCAGTTACACCTAAGTAAGTTCCATCATAAGATGCAACAACAGCACTACCTAATGAAGTGGTTCCATCAGTATCAAACAGAGTAATTGTATTACCAACACCAACAGTTGTGATACCTGTCAATCTTAATCTAGTCTGACCTGCAGAGTGTATACCTAATGTTCCAGATACACCTTTGATCGCTTCTGATGCAAAGTAAGTAAAGCAATTGATATATTCACAACGAGAACCGTTGGTTAATACAACACCTTTACTGTTAGGTACGATAAATGTAACCTCGTTGAACAGCATCGCTGCCTCAAGCGATCCTGATGCTACCTCAGAACCATCTAAGTATGCACCACCACCAGAAAGATATGATGATGGATTAGAATCAGCAGAAGCATAACCATATGGATCAGATGAAGTAACATTACTACCTTTGTTGAATACAGTTACTCGCTGTACATAAGGTGATCTGCTAGTAAGTGCAATACCTGGTGCATACTTGAAAGCATAACCTTCATTTGCTGATGTATTGAAGAACATATCAGCAATGGTAATATCTTCAATAACAGATCTGTCATTAAGTAAGAAAGCATCCTTTTGCTTAGTAGCATTAGTAGGAATAATTTTAGTAGCACGAAGACCTGCACCCCTGATTGTTAAACCAGCTGGAACAGTAAGTGGGAATGTTTCTTGATAAACACCTGCAGAAATGCTTAGAATATCATTAACACCAATATTTGCGATTTGTGATAGAGCATATCCGATTGTTCTAAATGGTCTTTCTGCTGTTCTACCACGAGATGCATCACCGTCATCAACACCATTTGTAGATACAAACCATGTATCTAACTTAGCATTGATTGTTGCAATACCAATCTGAGCAGGTTCTTTCCATACAACTTGTCCTGCAGCATTAGTGCTCAACATATGTTGAGTATTAACACCAACGACTCCTGTAGAGTCATAAAGAGAAGTTATATATCCTGCATTAATCTTAGCAGTTAAAGCATCTAAATCTGTAACATCAATCGTTGTGATTGAAGCAGCAGTACCAACTATGTCAGTGACTGCTAATCCTGTAATATTTGTATCCTTAGCATCTAATGTTTCTACATCAAGAGTTGTTATTGTACCGTAAGTACCTACCAATGATGTGACAATACCTGCTGTTATCTTAGCATTAAGAATATCGCCATTACTTACATCTAAAGTAGCGATTGTTGCAGCAGTACCAACTATGTCTGTTACCGCAACTCCAGTAATGCTTATGCTTGAAGCATCAAGAGTTTCTACATCAAGAGTTGTAATCGTTGCATATGTACCAACGAGTGATGTTATTATACCTGCAGTAATTTTAGCATTAACTATGTCACCTTCTGTTGCAGAAATCGTTGTTATTGTTGCAGCAGTGCCGACAATATCTGTAACTGCTAATCCTGTAATATTAACATCTTTAGCATCTAATGTTTCTATATCAACTGTTGAGACAGTTGCGTAAGTGCCTACTAGAGATGTTACTACACCTGCAGTAATTTTAGCATTTACGATATCTCCTTCTGTTGCAGAAATCGTTGTTATTGTGGCAGCAGTACCAACAATATCGGTGACTGCTAATCCTGTAATATTGACATCTTTAGCATCTAATGTTTCTACATCAAGAGTTCCAATCGTTGCATATGTGCCAACTTGTGAATCAACACTTAAATCATCAATGTAAGCAACACCGTTAATATAGATATCTTTCCATTGTTGACTAGGACTACCAATGTTATAGGTATCGTCATCATCAGGAATGAAACTTGAATCAATATCAGCATTGAATACAATATTATCTGATACAGAATCACCAAGACCAATTGTACCACCTTTGAATGTTACATTACCAACGAATGTTGATGCACCACCAACTCTGAAATCTTTTTCTACATCTAGACTATTGTTTAAGTCAACAAACTGAGTTACGGTGAGTCCACCGCCAATGGTTACATCGGAAGATGCATCCAAAGTTGTAACAATACCAGAACCTATTGTGGCAGTTACAATATCAGCAGTGTTGAAATCAACTGTCGTAATTGTTGCTGCAGTACCAACGATATCAGTAATGATACCTGCTGTAATTTTAACATCCTTAAGATCTGCAGTTTCAGTATCAAATACTGATATGGTTGCAGCAGTACCAACAATATCTGTAATGATACCTGCTGTAATTTTAACATCCTTAAGATCTGCAGTTTCGGTGTCAAATATTGATATGGTTGCAGCAGTACCAACTATGTCGGTAACAGCAACTCCAGTAATGTTTATATTTTCAGCATCTAATGTTTCTACATCTAAAGTTGTTATAGTTGCATAAGTACCAACCAAAGAAGTAATAATACCTGCAGTAACATACGCTGCTTCTACACCAAGATCATTGACATCAATTTGAGGAATTGTAGCAACTCCAGATACACTAACATCACCATTTACTGCGAGTAAAGCGTCAGGTGTGGTAGTTCCTATACCAACCCAACCAACATTATTACCTGAGATCCATTTTGTATCTCCAGAACCAATTATTAATTGAGTATCTTCTGTTGTCTGTGCAACATCTTGATTTAAACCAATAATTACATTACCACTACCAGAGTTATACTTACCTGCAGATTGTCCTATGGCAATGTTATCATTACCTAAAACATTGTATAGTGAGTAAGCACCAATAGCAATGTTATTACTTTGATCAGTTGATATACCTGCTCCCCATAATGCCTCACGACCTAAACCAATATTCTGTAAATGATTTTCCTTACCACTTGTAGTTGTGATACCTGCATTTACGATTAAGAATCCATAAGTTCCACTTAATCCTATACTACCACTTGACAAGTAAATAGCATCATTAGTATCTGTAAGTAATGCAAAGTCATCAGTTCCTTTAATTGTAAAAGGTCCTGCTTTAGTTTTATCTAAGTGTCCGTTACTTGCACCACCAATAGTAAATGTTAAGTTGCCACTAACAGCAGTGTTAACAATACTTAAGTCACTAAGAGCTTCAACTGCAATAGCAAACATACCACCAGATATGTCAGTTATACTTGCAGCTGCTATACTACCATATGCTCTATAATTGTAAGGATCATTTGGTAAAGTACTACCATTTGAGAACTGAATAGTTGTAGCCTCACCTGTCTCACCATATTCAATAATTGTTTGAGATCCTAAGTCTTGACCTGCTTTGTCTCCTAAGAAAATATTATATGAACCTTCTGCTCCTTGTCCTGCAAAGTTACCTACAAATAAGTTTGATTCTGCTTGTGTCTTACCACCTTTTTGGAAAGCACTATGTCCAATAGCAATATTTCTTTTTGTAAGAGTTGATATACCTGCTTCTGAACCTGCAAAGTTACCAATAAAGAATCCTTGACGATCGTTACCATCTGTCTCTAATACACCTGCTTCTCTACCAATTCTAATTAACTGAGTTCTAAAGTCATAGTTGTTCTCAATCGTAGATATGCCAGTAACTGTTAAGTTTTTAACTGTAGTAGCATGACTTACATTGACTTGTTCAAACTGTGCTGATGTAGCGTTCCAATCTAAAAATGTACCACCAACACCTGATAGTGCAGTAACAACACCAACTCCACTTGTAGAAACTTCTACTTCTAATGAACTTGTTATTCCAAGTGTAGCAATAGTAGCAACACCTGTGATATTAAAATTTCTAGCATTTGCTTCATCATATACAATATCACCAGTAACATTTAAGTCACCAGAAACACTCAAATCTCCAGAAACAGTTGCTGCTGCTCCGACTAATAAATCTGTTGCAACACTCCAACTTGATACCTTAGCATCAGAGTTAAGAATAACTGCTTTGTTGGCAACTGGTTTACCAAAATCTGCAGGGTTATCTGCTATTACCTGTGTATAATATTCACCACCGATCGGTATTGGTGCTTCAGTGTTACCACTTGGATCACCAATGTATAATTTCTTATATGATTTACCTGCACCTACATTGGCAACATCGTATGTATAGATTAATTCACCAAAGGAGACACCAGTTCCAACGGGTGCTGCGGTTGGTGGCGATGTTCCCTGCGTTCTTTTTATCAGTATGGTTGCAGACATTAGTATTCCCCTCCATCAATAGTTACAGATGGTAGATTTGTTTGTGCTACAAATTTGGCAGACGCTGAATCATACACTAGGAAACTACCGTTACCTAGATTATTAGCGTTTACATCAGAGAGTAAAACTAGTTTACCTCCTCCACCGCCTCCTAATGCTCCACTAGCAATTACCTTTACTTGGCTGCCAGTACCAACTCTTAATGATGGCATTACCTTGTTACCCCTGCTCGAACAGTGACCATTCCTTCAACGACTCTTACCTTTTGTGTACCGTCATTCAAGACAACATCATACAGGTAACGACCAGGTTTTATGTCGGTTGTTATAGTGCTTGCCATAGAGATTTTTATTTCACCCTCCAATGGACTAGATACCGTCGATGCAAAGGCAACATAACTTGTTGCACCTGCCCATTTACGCAGTTGTGATGATGCTGTGAATCCTGCTAGATTTAAGACTGTTTGATTATCATTATCACCAAGAGCAAATAAATGCTCAAAATCACAGCCCGATTCTATCTGCAGGTTAGAGACATATACTGCCATCTTTTATGCCGACTATTATCCTATAAGGTATTTAGCTTCCTTAACTCCAATACTAACTCTTGCAACTGAGATTTAACTTCAGATAGGTTTTTATCTATACGATCTATATCATTTCTGATGATTTCCAAGTCATTTAGATCGCTAAAATTACTTTTTACAGCATCATCACCATAATGATATCTCAAAAACTCTTGTTTTGGATCTCTCATAATTTTTCAACTAATAATTTAAGCATTTCTTTCATCTCACCAATATCCTTTTTCATATTATCAATTTCCTCTCGTTCTTTTCTTTTCTTTCCTTTCATTTGCATGTATGTATTATAACTGGAGTTGTCGTCATTGACAATAGCTCCAGTTTTTTCATCTCTATAAAGATGATCATGTCCTTGTACAGGGATCATGCTAATGCAAGTGCCCTGACATTTTTAAGAATTGGAACTCTTGCAGTATCCGTACCATTCATTACAACCTTAATTATGAATCCAGTAAAGGGTTCTAACTCATTGACAGTAAATTGATACTCAACAAATTTTTCTGATGATGCGATAAATTTATCTGCACGACCATCGTTTTCGTTAGGATCAATAGCAGTGTCTCCAAAACCATCTCCTGTAGTATCAATATTGTTTTTGTAACCTGGGAAGAGAACAAACTTTTGATCTTCTTCACTGACATCAGGTCTAACCAAACTATACAATACCCTAAAGTCTGAATCTTGAGGTCTGTAAGCATCGACTATAACTTTTAATGATGTTGCAGGATTCTTAATACTAATTGTTTTTGACATGTAGTATGAAGTATGTGGATCACCTGTTAAACGATTAACTCTACTGTCATGTGCATAGTTATCATCTTCGATCGGTTTATTGATTCTATTTGATGTAAACTTAAATGCAGCTGTATCTAAACAAATCATTGGAGAACTGAAAGCATTTCCATTGTTTGATATGGACATTCTAGCAGTAATTGATTTGTTTCTAAACATGTTAGTCAACTTGTTATTCTCATTAACTTCGGAAGCAACCAATCTTGTGTTTGGTAATTTAGTTTCTTTGTTAATAAGAATATCTTCAAATCCTTGGTCTGCAAATGAAACTTCAGTTCCATCTACGCTAGTACCACTGACTGTTCTAATAGTCATGTCTACTTCATCAAAATCACTAGGTGTAAACACATCAATTAGAGGTGTTATATTATCATACATTATATTTCTAGTTGAGTGAACATGTTCTCCACCAACAAACGCATCACTATTAAATGATAGTTGTGGTTGAGATACACCAGAAATGTCAACAGATCTTCCTTCTCTATCAATCTTGATTAAGAAAGTATCCATGCTTCTTTCTAATGCCTGTACATCATGTGTCTTATTAATTTTATTTAATGCAACACCAGATACCTCATACTTTTGTATGGATGAACCTTGAGCATGATTGATAGATTGAGTATTGTCTATTCCTCTAACAATTCCACTTAAAGTGTTTATTCCAACAGAAGTGTAAGAAATAATTTCACTGTTTATTATAGCATATCCTGTATTTGCTGCACTAACGAGGACTCCCTCAAATACATCAAATCCAGTACTATCTCCAATCGCAATAGCACTCGTAGTAGAGTTGACTATTGTAGATGTGACAGTTGGTAAAGTGTCAGGAGTTGCTCCTGAGATGACAACTTTGTTATCTGAACTATACATGCCATGATTAAAACAACCAACCCTAGCATACTCACCAGTAAACTTACTACCAGTGGCATCATATGTTATTACATCTAGACCACTATCAACGACAGTTCCTGCACTATGATTGTATGTTATACTATTTCCTACAGTAAATTCTTCTGCTTGAATATTTGTAAGGAATAGGGTATCTAATCCACCGAGAGAAGCAATACCAAGTCTACAACCAGAACCAGAACCACTCATATCAGCAGTTACAATTCCAACAACATCTCCTATTTGATATCCAGAACCAGTTGCAGATACAGCAACACCTGTAATAGGTGATGCACCTGTACCAACAACTACAGAATGAAGTGTTAAACCTGCACCTTTTCCTGTTATAGAATAAGTATTTACAAAAGCATTAGGTGTTCCATAATTAGAACCAAATGAGTTAATACCAAGTATTCCATCTGCTCCAATACCTTCTACAGGTCCTCCAGTAGACTCGATTATAGCAGATCTATAAGTTGCAGAAGCATCTCCAATTGTTCTACCAACTGTAAATACAGTTCCAATAAGTCCTGCAGTCGTTGTAGTTGTAATACCTAAAGTTGCTTTCTTAGGAAGTGTATGTATTGGATTATTCTTTAATCCAGGTAGCGATCCATTATTTCCTCTTAGTGGAGGATTCTGGAGAGTTATGATAGCATCATCAGTAGAAAACTCTGCTCTATAAAGTTTGAAACACATGTCTTCAAACTGGCATGGAGTCCATGTAGATGAGTTCTGTGATTTGAATATAGAACCAACTGAGAATTGATTACTATAAACATTTCCTGCAACTGCAGGTAAATCCTGTGCATTAATGGCAGTCTGACCCATCTCTGCTGTAAACACCTCATATGTGTTGAAAGGTGATCCTACAACAAAACAGTATTCTGTATCAGGTTCTAAGTATATTGGACTTGGGAATTTGATGTTAGTTGCGACTGAAGCATCTGAAGACACGAATGCCTCATCTGCTGTTAAGTCAACTCTAGCATCAGGAGATACCAATTGTTCTGTTGGTAATCCTATCTGCATTGTCCTTATTTCTACCCACCAAGGCACGGTTGGATCGGAGACATCAGCGAAGAATACATCAACTGATGTTACATATGCTCCTTCTTCACCCACTCTGAATGATTGTGCCAAGGGATCTCTTCCACCTCTCCTTCCTCTTCTTCCTCTATTACGCCCTCTTCTCCTTATTCTTCTTCTCCAACGGTTTCTCCTTCTTCTTGGACTATTTCTATCTGGAGTAGGTGCAGCAACTTGAACAACTTGTCTTATAACAACAGGTGCAGGAGGTGGTGGAGGTGGTGGAGCAGTTCTATTGGTAAATGTAATAGTTACATCTCTTTGTATTGTTGTAGTTTCTAATGTTGTTACACTTACATCAGTTTGTATAATTCTTGTAGTTCCTCTTGCAGAGAATACAGCAGTTGCATCTGATACTGATGTTCCACCTCTAATACCTTCTTCATTATTCTCTTCAGTAGTAACTTTAACTTCCCTTTCACCTGATCTTATTTTTGCAAGTGGTTCTGGTGTTGAATATGGATCTCTAATCCACATAGCAGCAATAAGGTCACCAAATGTGTCTGAGTTTAATGTTAGATCTTTAATTGTTGCCTGTGCTCCACTAGTCTGTCCTGCTATGACAGTTCCTATAGGAAGATAACCAAAGAAGTCTCCTTGTGCTGCTTGAGCAAGTGAAGCAGTATCAATATTAATTGTAGTAGAACCTTGTGAGTATGCTGTAGGTAATGTTTCGTTTATATCTAAAGGGTTAGCATCATATGTTTTTGTAGGTGCAGCGAAAGGTCCTTTCTTATGATCTGGTCTACAAAGTCTGAAACGATATGTTTCGCCATTGACTAATGCAGTAATTGTTTCTCCAACAGTAAAAGCACCGACAACATTATCAACACCTATAACTTTAGGAACGACATCTACATTAGACATCTCATCAAAGAACTGATAATATCTAGAGTTTGGTCTTAATCCACTTGCTTTATATTCTATATTTCTTGATCTTATAAAAGGATCAAATGTTTCACTTTCTATGAAAGTATTTTCTGATGTAATATCATCTCTTTCAACTTTTTGGACTCTATCTACAGATCTTAACGCTAATGCATCTTCACCAAATCCACCATTAATTTCTGTTAAACTAACTCTAGTATCAACATTCTGTCTTCTGATAGTTTTATTTTTTGTTACTCCTGCTGTGTTTACAGTATTAATCCAGTTATCACTTGTAGGATTTAACTTTAGTGTACCTGTATAATCATGCACTAAGAATGGGTTTAAGTTTTCTACTCTAGTAGCAAAGGTCTGTTCGACCATTGTTGTCTCAGTATATTTAAGACTAACCATTCTACCAGTCTTTACAGCATTCTCATCTAATAGAGCATAATCTGTCTCAGTATCTAATGTCTCAGGAGGAACTTCTGAAGATGGAACTACTGCTGCATCTATAGAATTAAAATCTTTTAATGGCATTAAAAGACCTTTTTTAATATCAACATCAACAGGTGAAGCAGGATCAACTAAATCTCTACTCTTAAATGAATCTGCAAAAAATCCACTCTTGAATCTATCCAGTCCATCAGCATCTTTAATTTGTAAATTCTCAATTTTTTGTTCTAAGAAAGATAATGTTGTAACATTTTCTAGATGCTGTACTCTATCTTCAATTACACCAATGTCACGCATTGTGTATCTACGATTATCAATTAAATATACTTGTACATCTTCAACATCAAATGTATATGGTGGCCATACAATAGTTGCTATTGTCATACCATCTACATCATCAGCAGGTGCTTTAGGAACTTCTTTATCTACTCCTATAACCAATTGCATACCTTGACCAGGTTTAAGTATTAACTTGTCTATTCTGGCAAGATAATTTTTAAACTTAAATTTAGACGATTCGTTTGGTGTTACTTTTCTTGCACTAGAAAGAATACTGTTTCTATGGAAGGGAGAGAATGGACTCCATGTTTCAGATGCAGGATCATATGTATCAACTCTAGGTCTAAAATCAAGTGTATCAGTTGCTCTTGTTTGAGACAATCCTATATCAGGAACATCTTTTGAAAATCTTTCTGGATCATAACTAGCAACAGTAAATACATCTCCAGTATCTGTAGATGGTATATCATACTTATCAAATATAACTGTAATTTGTTTTGTAGGAATATAGTTATCATTAAGTCTTACTATAGAAGAATATCCATAATACTGTTCTTTTTGACCTTTATCTAAAACATATTCATTTGTTATATTTTTAAATTTACCATTAATAATATTTTGTAGAACTGCAGTAGAGTTAGATTCACTAAATGTTAAATTTTCAAGAAGATTGAATTTATCAACAGTTTGATATACGATACTAATATTACTATTACCAACATCAACTTCTGTTATTCTTGCAACAGCATTAGATGTTTCACCTATTATATTTTCACCTACTATCGCATTTTGAAAAATAGGATCAGTTGATGTAAATGCCAACTTATCAAATATTGGAGCATTTGCATCCAGTGATTCGTAAACACAAACAACATTTACTACATCAGGACAATTTAAAGATATATCTGCATCTTGCACTCTTAAACCATATAATGCTGATTCTGTTAATCCATCATTAAGACCAATGTTAACAGCATTGCCAGTTGCAGCATTGGAAGATCTTGTTATATTAACTGACTGACTTTTCTTAAATTCTTTTACTTTACTTCTTATATTACTCTTGACAACAGTTACATCAACCTTTACACTAGTCTCACTAAATTGTAAGTTATTGATTGTTAATGTGTCACTTGTTATGACAACTTGGGAATCGTCTATTATTGCAATTGTTCCATCACTATAAGTTACCTTATATCTTTCTTGATCAAATGCTGCAAAAGTAACATCATTAAGACTTAATGCACTAGTATTTACAACTAAAACTCCATTAGCATCTGTGGATTCAGAAGTGACTTGATCACTTAATAATAGTTCTGCTTCAGTAAGATCTACTTCACCAATATTGCTTTTAGGAAATGGAAGATATAAACCAGAATTATTTTCAGAAGTTAATTGTTGTTGACCTAAGAATATAGCACCTGTATATGTACTAGATGGTAAACCTCCTAGAAATATATTTGCTACTCCTGTCGTTGCAGCTAGTTTCATGTTACTACCATCTGCATTAACTTCAGTAACAACATTTCGTTGAGGTAAAGTTTCACCAGGTATGGTATATGTTATAATTTGATTGGGTTTGAATATTTCAAATGTTTTGCCAGGACATGTGACAGTTCCATTAGTGGCAATTTGTACAGGATCAGTCTTATCAAATCCTAGAGGTAATATATTAAATAATTTTTTCTTAGCGTAGAAAGTATTACCAGTATCTCCTATATTCTCTATATCATTAATATCATATCTGACTACTTTTTGTATTGATCTCTGTAAATTATAATCATTAGTAAATATAAGTTGTTCTCCGTCTAAAAATCTACCAGACACACCCTCTACTGTTATTGTACTACTGGCAGTTCCTGCTGCAACACTAATACCTCTAGCACCACTCTCAGCACCTTCAACAGTAATTGATGTTGGCCATGTAACATATTCATTTAATTGGAGATCATTGCGTAATTGTACATCAAATAAATGTAAATCAAACTCAGTAGATTTATCCTTATACTTTGAATCTGACAATGCAAAATTATATACCTTTGCAGTTCCAACAATAGAACTACTAATACCACTTCGTAAATTAACACTATCTCCTTGTATAGGAGCACCCTTGACATCTTGTACTACTAGTTTATTACCTAATCTAAATGTAAAAGATTCTTCGATAAATTCATCTTGCAACAATCTTGCTTTAGGGCAATCAATAATTTCTCCCTGTGTGCTATATTCATAACCTTTTACATATGCAGTACCTGGTGATATTTTTATAGCAGTTAATTCTTCTTCTGGTTCTCTTCCCTCTCTTGTGGTTTCGTTCTCAAAATAAACACCACCACTTCCTTGACGATCATTTAAACTTTCTTGAACATCAACTATAAATGGTTTTAGTGCATAGTCTCCAGACTCATCATGTGTTCTTTTTGCAAGATAGTCTAAAATTATATTGTATTGAGAATTATTATTATTTTCCTTTTCAATAGTTCCTTCTCTGACTCTAACAACTTCTATAAAATCAGTATCATCAAAATCAGTTATTGGTTTTTTGCTAAGAATTAATTCTATTTTTAATCTATCAGCACCTGGTGCAGCAAAGTTGGAAAATCCTTTCGCATTATCATATAAACTGGTATCTTCTTTTGCAGCAACTTCTGATTCAACAACTTGCAAACCTACTCTATATGTGCTATCATTTGTATATTGATCTAATATAAGTGTTTGTTCGTTAACTCTAACAAAAGTACCTCTTACAAAATAAACACCACTTGCTATACTAGCTGCTGATCCTGTTAAAGATGCATCTACAGCAATAGTTGATGCTATTGAAGATCCTATATTTAATGTTGTGTTGCCATAAGTTACTGAATCTTGTAGTATAAGTAATTCTGAATTACTAAAGACATCGAAAGCTCCACTGGGACCTGGTGAAATATATTTTACAAATATTGTTGGATTATTATTAGTAGATATAGATGAGGTTATACAGTTTACTACTTTTGCTACTACACCAGAAGTTTGACCTTTTATTTTTTTACCTTTAAGTGCACTCAAATATACTTCAACATCAGTTCCTAAGTGAGTTCCATCTAATTGAACTGCAAAATATTCTGGATCAAAAGTAATACCGCCAGGTACTACAACAGATCCTTCTTTAAATATATGACTACCAAACTGTTCAACCTGATTTTGCAGAATAGACTGCATGGTTGTAAGTTCACGAGCCTGTACTGGAAAACCTGGTTTAAAAAGAACTCTATGAAAATTCTTGGTTCTGTCAAAGTCGTCGTAATAAGGACTTATGTTTAGATTGGTCTGTTGTGGCATCTTTTTAGAACTCTAATACGATTTTAATGTCTTCTTTTTGACGCTCATTTCTTGTAATAGAGGGTCTGTTGTCAAGATAAATTAAATCTCCACTGCGTTTATTTATCTCAGCATCGGCAAGTCCATTTGTAAACTGAACTCCTAAGTCAACAGTCTTACCTGCAGGGGTTACAGTGGATATGCCACTAAAGGTTGTATCTACATTAACACTAAATGCGGTACTAGTAACAGCATTTGCAGTTGATGTAAATTCTAAGACTGGAGTTTGATTAGCAACATCTGCACTATCAGTCGGATCATACTTATTTGTAAATGATAATGTTCTATCTTGGAAATACTTAATTACCTGAGTATCAAGATCATAAGATGCAACATAACCTCTAGCAGTTCCTACACCAGTTATATTTTGTTCTATAACTGTACCAATACCAAGAGACTGTGAAGTGTCTCCAGTAAATTTAATAGATTTTAGTGCGGAAAATTCTGATGTTTGTAGGAATGTAGTTCCAGAAGCACCAACTGCTTGAGGATTTCTAACTAATCCAACCTGACCAAATATTGTATCAGGTACAAAATCATAAGAAGATGCATCAAATCTAGTGTATATCAAAACTTTGTCAGTTCCCAATTCTTTATAAGCATTAAATCCATGCCCTAAAGTTGGTGGTATTATGGGACTTAGTTTGGCGAACCTACCATTAGTCGAAACAGTACTATTAATAGAAGATAAATCAACACGGCCATAACTATAACCTTGCCCTCCTTGCGTTACTTGTGCTTGAATAATCTCACCTGTTGTATTAGTTAAGATTCTTACTTTTCCTCCAGTACCATCGCCTAGTATATCAACTTCTATAGGACTAGAAAGGAAATTATATCCTCTACCAGGATCATCTATAGATACAACCTTTATCTGGTTATTGTTGACAGTTGAATCTCCATTATCTCTAACAACTTTCACATCTGCATTAGTAGTTGTTTCCCAATCATTAGGAACAGCAACATATTCAGTAGAATCAAATTTTACAATGTCCGCAGGAGGAACTGTAAACATATATTTCCAAAGGTAACCATCACCACTTACACCTGCAGAGGATGGTTCTAGATCTGTAAAACCTGGTTCATCTAATGATGCACTAGCAATTGTAGTTATACCTGCAGATCCATTATTAATACAAACATAGACTCTGTAGTCTTTGTTCATAACATAATAACTTGATGAATATAATCTACTAGAGTTAGAAACCAAAGAACGGTTAGTTGTGCTATAATCATGACGGTACATGTCATATGATGTACCCTTTGTCCAATTTACTTTTCTAATTAATCTTCTTACATCGCCAGGAAATATCTTTCTTCCAAATAACATAGTATCATACACATGATTATTATAATTGATACTATCGACAGGTGATGGTGGTTGAACAGTAGTACTATTCCAAGTATCTGTTCTTCCGAATCCCGATACTGTAGGATTTGCTAATCCAAGAAAAGCATAGTAAGAGTTATCCCCACTCGTAACATCATCCATGAAGTTATTAGCGTTGATAATCCTAAATTGATCGGTTATAATTGCTGCCATTGCAATATTCTATAAAAAGAGTCTTACTATTTTGATATTTATAAGGTTTTATCGAGTGCTCCAGTATTACGCAACCCAATATTCATACGCTTGGCGGTTGGCCATTCGTCTAGGTCTGGATTATAATTCAAACCTTTAACAGAGATGTTAAGAGGATATGCTACACTTCTCAATGCGGAAGAGAATCTTCCCCATGTTAACCTTGCTGCAGGATGTAGTGTTGAACCAACACCTACAAGTCCACTTACATCAGTTCCAGAGTGTATGTTACATGTAACAACACCAGTTCTAGAACTACCATCCCAAGATATAGCAGAGACATAGTATATATTGTCCACATCAAAGGTGCTGACACCGACTATATCGGAATCATGACTATCAGTACTGGTAATCACACCCGCAACAGGTTGTAATCCAGATCCATAAACTTGAATTGGATAACCTGCCTCTAAATCTTGTACATAAGAAGCATTAAATTCATTAATTAGATTGTTAGTATCTAATTGTAATACAAGACCAAGATCAGTTCCAATACCTGCTGATGTTGTAATACCAGTAATTAAACCAGTATATCCTTTAACATCAGTATTTAATGGATCAATGTCACCCCAAACTTCATAGTTGACACCTGCCTGTGCAGTAGTTCCAAATCCTACATTAGAGGCATGTACAAATAAACTAAACGAATCTGCTAAGTTACCATCAATATCTCTAAAGCGTTCTGTGTGATTAGTAAACAAGAATGTATCAGTAGAAGCAATAGATGCTAGTACATTACAAATAGGTGTTATTTGTGCTTCATATTGATCCCTTGCTTTAGAAATTAATCCACCACCATATTCAATGTCTTGTTTTTGTTTAGTCCATCTTAGAGGTTTAAATTCATTATTATTAACACCACTACCTTGATAGAATGGTGTCTCAACAATAGATGCTGTTGCAATTCTTTGAATTACTCTTTCATCCCTTTGTGCAAAGTTAGTTGTATCTTTAGCAACATTGTTTCTTTCAATTTCTGCACTCTTGAATAATTCTATTACATCACCTTCTTTGACAGTTTCATTAACATCAAATATGAAACTATCTTGACCAACTGTTCCTCTGTAGAAGAATATAAACACATCATCTTCATCTGTTGGTGCAGAGTCAAATGATATGGATGTTCCACCTTCAAACTCATAGTTTACGCCAGGTTCTTGAAGTACACCATTTACAAATATTAGCAGAACAGAATCTAATTCTATAAGTCTAGATTGTGGATCATCAAGATCTTTTTCAAAACTAACTAACTGGTTCTGATAATAAAGTGGGAATCTTTTGTCTCTTCCATTTTGGAATGGTTTGATATTATCAATGTAATCTAACTGTCCAAACTGCCACGCAGAAATATCATCATTAAAGATATTAGAGACTGTTATTTCAAACGGTAAGAAGTCATCACCTGCAGTAGGATCAGTTGATAATCCAGCTAATGTAAATTTATCACCAATCTTGAATCCATAACCAGGTTTACTAAACTCCCATTTAGAAACTTCAAATAGTGTAGAACCTGCACCTGTATTTGTGCTTACTCCAATAATGTCTACAGTAATAGAAGCACCAACACCTGCAGTTGTAGTATTGCCAAGTCCTAGTCTGTAAAGACCTTGTATTCCTAAATTAGCACCATTAGGATCAGGAGCAGATAATTGTGTTCCGCTAGTATATCCTGTTCCTGCATGATCAATACTAAAGATTAATGAACCACCTGCACCAACAGTTGCTGTAATCGTTGCTCCTGATCCAACAGGATTTGTAACACCAATAGATACGGTTCCTAAAAGTTGATTATAACCAGAACCAAATGTTAGATCATCCAAATACTTGAATGCATATGGTGACCCACCACCATTATATGTGTGAGGTATTGTGCTAGGTCCTACAAAAGTATTGAATATTGTAGATGATACTATATTCGTTATATCTGTGGATTGGTCATAGTCTGGGAATATGTTAGTTGTAACACCAACATAGTTAAGAGTTTGAACCGCATTTGTTGCTGCACTTACGAATGTATGTGCTGACTGTGGTAAAGACTGTACAGAACTTGTAGCAGCAGAAACAAATGTATGTGCAGATGTTCCAGTTCCACCTGTACCAACATTAAGATCAATCGTTCCTGTCTGTTTTATTAGTGCACCTGTAGCAACAGAATATAATGAATGGTCACTTGCATCATAATGAGGATATATGCCACTAGACGATCCTACATTGATAGAGAATGTATTGAGTGTTGTACTTGCTACCGCAACCCACTTATCTCTTATTGGATCACCTAATCTAGGATATGGGTGATAAGTTGCGTTATTATCTTTACTGCATGTAAATGTTAGAGAATCTCCCGCAATTTGTATTCTGTTGCCTACCATGAGGTTATGACCTGCAGATGTTGCTGTTAAAATACCTGCTGTAGGATCATAAATTGCGGTAGATATATTTGCGGTTGCTGTTCCAACTGCGACAACATTAATAGATGCACCTGATACTGGATCAGTTGCACGAGGATATGTTTTCTGTGCAGTGTTACCATCTTGTAAACAAGTAAATGTAAATGTATTGTCTGGAATTACAACTCCTTTACCAACATATAGATCATGTGTACCTATCGTTACTGTCATGATACCTGCATTAGGATCATAGTCTGCGTCTGATGGATTCCAATAAACATTACTACCTGCAGCACCTACATTGACTCTAAAGGTATTTGTAGTGACATTAGAGACAGTTAGATACTGACCATTACCTGCAAGAGGATCAGTTGGACGAGGGTATGTCTTATTACCAGTTCCCATTGTACAACTAAGTGTCAGTGAGTTAGCTCTGAAACTTATAGCATCACCATTTGATAATCCATGATTATTCAAAGTAACTGTTGATATGCCAGTTGCAGGATTGTACACAAAGTTTGTAGGTGTTCCTACATCGTCTTTAGGACATGTAAAGTATAATCCAACAAGTTTTATTTGATCATCAATAGTAAGACCGTGATTTGTTGCGGTGGTTACTGATAATATACCAGTCACATTATCATATTGTGCGGTGCTAATTTGGAATCCTGTGCCTTCTGAGGTAGGAATACCAATAATATTAGTAATAGTACCGCTAGAATCTAATTGAGGGAATACTTTTGCACCAACAAAAGGAGCATAACCTCTACCTGGCGTAGATCCTGCCGATATAACAATTCCACCTCTCGGTAATTGGTTCTCGTTGACATCACCAATGTCTATTATCGGTGTCGTAAATCCTTCCGAACTAACACCAGTAAATTGAACTGAAGCAATTCCCGCATTTTCTATAATTTTAAAGTTTGCATTAGTATTATTTTCACTAAATGGTGCTTGGAATATATTATTGATGAATAATACACCGTTACCACCTGTAGTACCAATACCAGTTACGGCAGCACCAATAGAGGTAAGTGGATAAGTTGTTTCTAACCCATCAAAACTTTCAGATAGATCATCAAACAGTTGGTTCTTACTATAGTCATTTCTTAAGAATGTTCTACCACCAAATGTTGCTCTAGCAAAAGGTAGATTATTAGGATTTAAAATACCAGTATCACCACCAAGAGGTGCTTGAGTAAAATGAACCTGACTGTCTAGAATCTGGAATGATCCTCTAAAGAGTCTTACTGTCTCTCCAGCAGCGTGTGGAGTAGCAGCAGTACCAACTGCTCCTCTTTCCACTTCAACGAGTGTCCAAGTACCAATACCAACAGCAGGACCAATAGTAGTTGTACCAAATCCAACAGTTTTTACTATGGAATATTCATCTTCAATCTTAAGAAGATCTCCAGATGTGATAGATGAAATACCACTCAATACAAATGCAGTTACAAAACCAGCAACAGGAACATCAAGATCATACTTTATTGAAGTAAATGATATTGGTTTTTGTACAAGACCGCTTAGAGATATCATAGATTTAGAATCTCTCTTTCTCATAGAAATTCTATGCTGGTTACCTGCACCAGAATCAGGAACAAAGGTTACTCCAAATCCTGCTCTAGCGTCACTTTCTGATAATGCTAGTCTAAACTGTCTATTATTATCTTTGATACAATAAACTTCTTCTGGAAGACGGGCAGTACCAACACCTGTATAGTATACAAGAGCAGTTCCAGCAATACCAATAAGGTTAGAATCTGCCTTATAAGATAATTGCTCAAAGTTCATAAAGAAATGTTCTTGTTCAAATCTACCAAATCCATAGTTGATTTGAGCAGGATCAGAAATATTTGTCTCACGAGCATAAACTGGTACGCCTCTATATGTAAGATCAAATGATTTGATATCTCTATTGTTAATACCTAAGTATGTGTTTTGTGAAACAGATTCATATACTTGACCATAATTCAATTCTCCAACACCGTCCAATGTACCATTAGGATCT